AAGGATGCCTGCGCGCTCCCGGCCTTGCCGTCCGCCCGCCGGCCGTCAGGCTCCGCCCAAACGCCAGGGTCGCCCACATCCGGTATATAGGAGCCTTCGCTGGGCCACTCTCTATATACATAGTGGCGCCCTCTGGGATCTACCCGCACCCAGACCAGGAACCAGTTCCGGCTCGAGGCCGGGTCGCAGAATAAATAGTTAGAGCCCACCAGCGGCACCTCGGCTACCACATGCAGCCGCTCCCGGAAGCTGGGAAACCTAGCCGCAATCGCTTTAGTCGGCACCCCGTAAGCCCGGGTGAGAATCTCACTGCGCGGTGCGCCTTCCAAGGTCTTGACCAAGTTGGGGTAATTGCCAAAGGCGTTGTCGCTCGTCCAGTAGTAGACCACCGCCGCACTCTGCCGCACACACTGGCTCACCCGCGGAAGCAACGTCCCGCCAAGAAGCGGCGCCGCCTCAGTCTCAATCACCCGGGCGCCATCCAGGTACTCTTTCACACTCTGGGAGTAGCCTTCGACCGGCGTGAAAGTCAGAAGCAACAAGCCCCCGCGGGTAATCAGCCGGTAACGAATCGTCTCAATCCAGCCCAAGGGAATCAGTTCGTCGGCCCAGATCAAATCGCATTCCCCGCCCTCGATCACGCTGATGTCCTGAGAATAGTTCCGGAATATGCACTCGCAGCCCGCCGGGGTGACAAACTTGTTCTCGCTAAAGCCGTTCTTCTGGGAATAAGAAATGTTCTGGACCTTGCCCTTCTTCAGGTTCTTAAATTCCGGCGGCAAATAACGCCACACGATCGGCTGCTGCATCTCAACACTGTTGGGCTCAGTCGCCTGCAAACACCAGACCCGTTTCCCCTCCCCGCTCATCAGCATCCGCACGACCGAGTAACCCCCATACTCACTCTTGGAAGCCCGGTTCCCGCCCAATATCAACACCTCGGTTTTGCCAGCCCCAATCAACGCGTCCACCTTCCCCCACACCGCCGGCCGGTACCCATAGTAATAAGGCTCTTCGCGCTCTAACCTGATCCGCTCTTCCCGCGCCGCTAAATACTTCGCCACACCCTCGGGATCACGCCGAAACTCCGCTTCCCCAGGCACCGCGTATACCGGGTGCTCACTGCACCTAAACCCACTTGCCATCACCTAGTGCGCCATACCCGGTGTGCTCGCCTTCCTCCACCAGGACCTTTGCCCATATACATCCAGGGCTCAGGCTCCCGAACCTCTACCTCAATCTCTTTCCCAAGCCAATTGCGCCATCCTGCAGTGCCACGTACTCGCACTGCAACGTCTCGCCCTGTATCTGTCCCGCATTGCACAATGCATCTGATCACGTGCGGATTTCGACCCACTTTGGAAACCTTCACTAATTCGTGCCTTATCATCTGTACATTGCTCATGCGCGCTTCCTCTGTCTAGATGAGCTCACAGTCGTTTTGTCCTAGTTTCTAAATTAAAAATTTTGTGAGCGGGAATCGGTCGGCGCGTCGCCGCGGCCGGCATCGCCGACCCCCTCCCCGTCCGCCGCGCGGCGATTGCGGCTCGCAATCCGCTCGGCATCGATGCGAGCCACCGCTGCCCTGATATCAGCCATCCAATCGACTGGAGCCGGTCTGCCAAATTGGCTATGTGTCTGAGCGTGATGGATTTGGCAAAGCCACATGATGCGCTCTGGATCGGCGTAATCGATATGGTGACGCTGTGCCGACGCTCCACAAATCTCACATGGCTGTGGCTTGGGACGCGGCAATAGGCGGATTCGATGGCGCTCTCGGCGCTGCTGATCAGTTAATCGTCGTTTTGGAGGCATAACATCATACAATAGCTGTAGTTTAAAATAGGAATCGTTGATTCTGAGGCACTTGCGCAATTGTTCCACAACACAGTCGTTTCGTCCTGATAGGATTGGTCCTCGAGCATTACAGAGCTAAAAATCAAGAAGTGTGCCCAACATTGCGAAAGGCCGAGCGATTCTTACATTGCATTGCAGATGACATGTCAGTCGTTTTGTCATATATACACCAAATGTACAGATGATGTACACATGGCAAAAAGCCAGTGCGGGATATGGGATTTTTTCATCTGTACACACACACCTTATATAGGAAGGTGTGTGTACAGATGCATATGCCGCATGGTCAAACTTTTGGGATATTATAACGCGTTGCGTCACAATACTGGGTTAGGATTGCGGACATAGCCTGCTTTAAAACCGCTCCGATTATCTTTAGGCAACTCGACTTTGATGACCATGCCTTTGGCGACTAAGAAATCCAGATAGGCTTGAACGACGGAGCGATGAGTAAAAGGCGAGGCGGAGATGACGGCCATTAAGTCAATTGGCTCTTCAGTGGAAAGCAACTCAAGGATCTGGTCGGCTTTGCGTTCTTTTTCGCTGCGCAGGGCTTTAGCTTTTTTATCGATCGAGGCGCATTTGATCTGAGCTTCGTTGGCTGGGATCCAGAGTTTGACTCCATCATTATCGGTCGAATGGGCGTAGAATTTGTCTTCCGCCGTGAGCCAGCCGATCTTGTCGCCTCGTTTGGCGGCTTTGAACTTGTAGGTGCCGATCGAGCTGGTAGGCCAGACGACCAGGACACTTCGCATGTTGTTAATCAAAAGCGCACTACCGGCGGCAGCGTACATCCAATCCCAAGCCTGCATCTTGCCTTCGTCGATGAAATTGGTTTTGGGCGTGTGATGAACGACAAAGGCGCCGCAATCAAACTCAGCCATGAGTTCGGCCAGAGAATTCCAGAAGACTTTGATGGCTTTGTCATCTTTGACATCGCCTTCGAGGTAGGAGCCCAGCGGGTTTATGATTAAAAGATCAGTGCCGCCACGTTCGGTGATGATACGGCGAGCTTCGCGAAAGAACTCCTCACCGGTTTGCTTAACCTGCTCGGCGTAAGCATTGAGTTTGATCAGATCAATCTGAGGATCACTTAAAGGGATTCGATGATGGGTTCTGAATTGTTCGCGCATATCGTTGCGATCGTCCTCGGCCTGAATAAGCGTGATCCGCAAAGGGCCGTTAGGCTTGATGCCGAAAGCCACTTTGCCCGCGCTCCATTCAATGAGAGCTTGGCAGCACAACGTGCTTTTCCCATGCCCGCTAGGGGCCACAATCATGCCGGCAGTTTGCCGACTGAGCCAGCGGTTGCCCAATAGTACCCGGGAGTAATCAATCTCTTCGTTGCCTAGCGTGATGGGGTCACCGCCGTTTTTGTACGCTCGGGATGCGGGCAACCAGCGTTGCACGCTCGAGGTGATGTCGTGGGCCAGCTCCAGCCCGCTCAATTCCCGCGTGGCGTCGGCGTGCAGATTAGTCAGCGCGGCTGAGCATTCCAAGGCCAATACCCGGCGCGAAGCATGATGACAAAGACGCCCGAAAGTATGCGCGGCGAAATTCGCTTGCACATAAATTTCACTAAGCAGCGGGATAAAACGAGCGTCGCCATCAATCTTGGCCCAGAACCTGGCGTCCCGCCTGAAATAGGCCAGCAGATGGTTCTTGGTGTAGCCCTCAGTCACGTGAGCCGAATAGTCGCAGAGCTTCTCAAAAATGAGCGCATTAACCCGATCGCCAAAAAGGCCCGCATTCATGCCCGGGTAAGTAAGCAACACCTCGTGATTAATCAGGGCAATCAGAGCGATGCGTTCAGTCTCAAAACAAGTGAATCTAGGGTAGTCGATATCATATCGGTTGACGCTGCGAGTTTGTTCCATGCGAGGGGAAAAAAAGGCACGACCGCAACCGGCCACCTGAGGCCTTGTCTCCACTCATATCAGGTTCCCCGTTTGGTGCTTTTGCGATTGAATTCGCGAACCCAAAGAATAGAGGGTCTAGGTTGCGGTCGTGACAGGCCGAAGATTTTGGTATTCTCGGGGAGCATAACCAAGCGGGACCGCCAGCCTCGCCTCCGGCGCGTCCGAGCGTCAAGCGTTTTTTAATTGGTGCGCACAACCTGAACTTTTGAGCGGATGGTCGCTAAAACGCCCATCATATAGGCATTGACAAAAAGCCGTTTGGGATGGCTCGTGCCCAGATCGGCTAGATACTTTTCGATGTAGCTGGCACGCTCGGGGTCCGCTAAATCCTCTTCGAGTAACTCTATGGCAAAAGTCAGCCGAGGATTTCCTCCTGCAATTTCGGGGCAGATACATTTCATTCTATCAATGGTCTCTTGCATGGTTGACCTCTTGGCTGTGGCGCTAAAGGCACGCGCCGATTCATTTTGGATTTTCCTTCCCGTTTGCTCATGGTTTGGACTCTTTGACGATCTCAGGCTCGTTGCGTTTGCGGCTGATCAGTCCCTCAAAAGAAGCGTTAAAACCGCTGGCACCGCGGCCCAGCGCATGCTGCAACTTGGTCACACTGAGCTTGGTTGCCCCCAGGAAGGCTTCCAGGGAAATCCCGCATTCCTGCGCACGCTGCCAGCTGGCCAGCACATCCTCCAGGGCCCGCACGCTTTTGCCCTCGCGCAACGTGAAGCCTGGAATCGCCTCCGGATCGCTCAAGAGGAGCTCTTTGTAGCGGCTCAAGAGTCGATCGATCAAGGGCCGTGCCGCCAGCAAACCTTGCAGCAACCGGGCGCCATCGGCACCGGTCGGCATCGTTGAAAGCTTGCCCAACGAACTTTCCACCATTTGGCGAGCCTCCGGACAATGCTCGGCCGCGGGACAATACCGGCAATAGCTCCCGGGCGTGCGCGAAACCTCCGGCTCATTTGATCGCTCCAGATCCATCTCCAGAAACGCCAGGGCTGCGCGCGCAGTAGCTTGGGGGTAAAAACTGATACTGGTGCGCTCCGGAACGTTAGGCTGCACAATAGCGGCGGTAAATTCGAGCACTTCTGGATAATTGTAATAACATAAAGCCACTAAAGCGCGCAACTGATCATTACAATCCGCCTTCTCGACCGGTATATAGCCGGTTTTCGCGTCCAATAGCAGGATCCGCGTGCCCTCTTTGCTCCGATAAGCCACGTCGTACTGGCCGCTGAATACCGGGTCGATCCCGTGATGGAGCCACAGGCGCACTTCGCGGCCCAGTTCGGTATAGGGCAAGCCAGCCGCCCAGTCGGTCAGGACCATTTTTTCTAACCGGCGCAGGTTTTCCAGAGTCTCATTTTCAGCCGGCTCACTTAAGGAGTCTCCGCGTTGCCACGCGACGTGAATCCGGGTGCCGCTCAAGGCCTCAGCCGTAGTGAAGTCTCGCAGCTCGACGCCGGCATCGCGCAGAGAATTGATCAAGGCCTGCCGCCCGATGCAACGCAGGTCAGCGTATGCGTTGGAAGCGCTGCGCAGCCCTCGGCGCGGATCGGCCTTAGAGGGGAGATTCGCTAGTGTCAGTGGGCTGCTCGGATTCATGGGCAGGTGGAGAAGAAATTTGTCGTTCATGCTCTAGCCGCGCGACGCATTTGTCCCAATCGCCCACGACCCGTTTGACGTTGCGCTCGCTCAAGTCTTCGAACCGATCGTTTGGGCCGGCCAGCTCCAGCTTCACCAACAGCGCCAGGAGCTCTCCTTCGCTAAAGCCGCTGGTCTCTAATCGCCGTTTTAAGACACTCAAACCCAAAGCCTCATCGGTTGAGCGTTTGGGGCCTGAAACGCGCTCTGCGGGCATTTCTGTGCGCTCTGGAGGCATCTGCGCCACTTCTCCGAGGTCAATTTCGCCCTCCAGCGACGCAATTTGGCGTCCGTAAGGGTGTCCTGGCGTTTGGGTCGGGCTCACCAGCTCGTTAAATTCGTCCTCTTTCTCGATCGCTTCACGGGTGCGCCGCGAGAGCGGCAAACCCTTGGCGAGACGCTTGAAAACCGTCTTTTTGTACATTTCGGGAGTGTCGGTCACCCACGGACCTTCGTTAGCGGCGGGCGAACGGCGGCGGACCGCTTCAAGCTCTTCAACACTCATCACCTCAAAGAGCTCGCGGCCGCTTGGCAAACGCACGTGGCAATAGGCGAAAGAGACTTCACCTCGCGGTCCGCGGAAAGGCTTGTGTGTCAGATGCTGGTGCGTGCCGTACTCGTAGTCAAACGAATCGGCGACCCGCACGACATCGGAGTGTTCGCTGGCTAGATCGCCCTCGCGATAAAGCAACTCTTTAACCCCCTTGTAATCGATGATGTAGGTGCAATCGTAGCCGCCTTCCTTGGTTCGACGCGGGATCAAGTGCGCGCGGCGCGAATCGGGCTCAAGACCAATCGCAGCCAGCTCGAGCACGCAGCGAAAGAAACTGGCCGGAGAAGTCAGTTGCAGGCGCGGATTTTTCGTACAGGCAATCCAGACAATCTGGGCAAATCGCTGGACCGTCATCCCTGGAGGCAGCACGTTGGCCAGCTTGGCCGCAAACTCCTGGCCTTCCAGAAGCGCGCGCAATTCCTCTCCGCGTTTTTTTGATAATGCTTTTTCAGTCATTTTCCCTCCTTTTCCCCCTCCAATAGGTCAGCAAACCTTTCCCGTTGCTGGATCAACTCCTCACAGAATTCCTGCACGGTCTTGCGCAATTGCGCTAACTCGGCAGCTACGAGCTCGATGGAGCCCACGCCCTGGCGCAAGAACACCAAGACTTCCGATATCTCTTTTTCTGTCATAAGTATTCTTTGGCCGCGGCCATTGCTTCGGCCGAGGAACGGCACACACGCACATCAAATCCACGGTCTTGGAGCTCGGCAATACGCAACTGCTGCACGGGGGAAAGGACGCCCTCTTCGCGTTTCATTTCGATTAGCTGAGTGCGCGCGCCGTAGTGAAACAGCGTGTGATCTGGATGCCCGGGCCTGATGGTCGATGCACGATCGCCGGCCGGGGTGATCTGATAAACGTCATGGAGATTCATCCAGCTCAAAAATTGATTTTGCTGGTCCTTCTCGCGCCGCAACAAATGCTTGCGGACCTTTACGGGGTCGACCGCGAGGTCTGGCTCGACTATTCCCTCGCGCAGCGCCCACGCCTGATCCTCTTTGCTCATCAGATCGAACAGCTTTCTTGCAATCATGCTCCCATTTTTTGATGTCAATCTCGCTGAAACGCAACACACGGGGACCGAGCCGGACGAAGGGAATGTGCTGGTGACGCACCCAGCGGTAGACCGTCTGGATAGAGACGTCATAACGCTGGGCAATGTCCGGAACAGTCCATTTCATGAACATAAAGTCACAATCCTTGTACAGAGATGCGAGCGCAAAAGACCACGCGTGTATCATTCTGATAACTTTGCCCAGAGACTCTTGAGCAGACGCGCGTTCTCGCGACTGGCCGGCGAAGCGCGCGGATGCTCGGTGAGACGAGAATAGTAGGTCAGCGGCTCGCGGATCACGCGCAAAAGGTAGCCCAGCTCCTCGGGCGCTAGCTCAACCCATTTCGTTTTCGCCACTTGGTTAGAGCCGATTTCCGAGTCATTAGCCCGATCGGCACTCCCATCGGCCGGCCGTTTCGGAGTCGTTTGTAGTGGACGTCGCATAAACTTTTAGCCGTAGCCGGCCGATCGCACCAGATGCATTTACGCCAGTGGCTCACTTTTTAGTTTTTCCCATTCAGGGTAACACCATTGATGAAAAAAAATGAAATGCGAGTCCGGCCACTCGTGTCGAAAAAATGGTTCTGAGCGCGACTTCATGATCAGAGATTGGCCAGGGGCAATGCGCATATAGCAGCTTTCGCAAAACAAATCAGGGGGGAGCTTGTTGGTATCGAAGGTGTGGGTGTCTGTTTGAGTCGGGTTCATGTGTACCATTCTAACCTTGGTTGGTAACGCGGTCTAACGTTAGGTGTCGGTGTAGGCTTCGGCGTTGGGCTCGGCTTGGGCGCTAGGTCCGGCTTTATATACAACGGATTTAAATCGCGTTCTCCGAGATCCAAACGAAACGGTCTGTAAGGCAAAAATATATTTGGGTAAGGCGGTATAGGAGTCGGTGCAGCTTTAGGTGTAGGCGCAGGCACCGGCGGCAACTTCGGCCACTCCGCTTCGTATTTGCGCTGCATGTCTGGCGAGTGCCAGTAGCGCTGGTAATATTGCTCCACGCTTTCCTGGGCGCGCCCCATGAGCGGTGCGAAGAGCAACAAGAGTAGAACCTTTTTCATGGGGGATAAATTAAAACAAGATATCACAAGTAGTCATAATTTGACAAGCAAGATTTTCCGCGCTGTTCAGGGGCGCCAGAATGGCTAGACTAGGGGGCAATGGCTCTAGTTTCTCCAGACCAGACAATGGTCAAAGCTTGGCGGATTTTCTTGGCTGGACCCTTGTTGTGCGAGTTTGAGCGTGCGCGCCAGCCAGAGCTCGATCTCGGATTCGAGAATTAAAAGAATGGACCCAAGCGATTACAAACGCTGCCAGCGATGCGGAGAGATCAAGTATCTCGCGGATTTCTGGAGTTACTCCGCCCCGCCCAACGAGCATCACCTCTGCAGCGATTGCTTCTACCGATCGCCCACCAAAGACGGCAAGGCGCGCAAGCGCAGGCAGAAAAGCCCGCAACAGATGCCGCTGCTTTAGGAAATTACTGGCCGGCCACTCAGCCGGCCAGTCGCCTGTCATGACGGCTACAACTTGACTCACCGTATTACCAAACGCGGGTGTTTTTGCGGCCGAGTTGCAGCCTACGTGGCAAAGGTTTGAGTCAGTGATGGCCCCAAGCCGAGAACAACACCATACCAAAAAACAGACCCAGGAAAAAAGAGGGCAAAACCCAGACCAACCGATCCAGGTAAACGCGCATAGTCTCCGTCCGTCGTTTGTAAGATTCGAGCTCGAGGTTGGCTTTGAATTCTTTAAGCATTAGCTCGACTTCTCTTTTATCTTCTTCGTTCATTTGCCTCCCAGGACCTACGTGGCAAAGGTTTGAGTCAGTGTTTCTTCTAGTTCCGGATGCTCACGAGTAGCCCATTGAATTGCAATCTGAACTTGCCGAGAATCTAGCTCTGCCAACCGAATCAACTCACTGATCTCTAGTTCCAGCGTTTTGCTTTCGTGAAGTCTCCACACGTAACTGACAAGCCGATCACGCAGACGCACGACGGGATTATCGTTTTTGTCTTCGGTTGCAATGCCTTTTTCTTTGAGCTCAACCTGCACTTCTGGCGGAGGCGATACGGGAATGGCCCGCTGAGCTTTTTGATCAGTTGCCCCGTTCTGTGTTACTTTCCTGCTTTCAATCTCAATGATTCTATCGCCGCGACGCTTGTGACGCTGGCCCTCGTGCTCGTCGCGCTCCTGAATCATTGCAATGGCCTCACCAATCGTGGGTATACTCTCTTCCAAAATCTTCGGAGATTTTGATTCTATCCTGGCTTCCAGAAACTGCCGATTAGCTGCTAACCGCATGTATCGGCCAATGGCCGCGCTCGCGATATGCGGAAAGTTCTCATCTAACCAATGATTCCAAGTGTGACCGCTTCCACGAGCAAACTTCAGCCTTTTCTGCGCCTCGATAAACCACTCGCCTAATTCGATTGCACTCCAGAAGACCTTACGCATGCCAAGGCCGATCGCTCGATACTTGGCGTTAATCTGATCAATCTCGCTTTGCCGGATCAGGGCACCACGAGCGCCTTCACCTAATGCTTTCATCGCATCCTCACCCTGGTTTTGCGAATGACCTCCAAGCCCTCGAATGAATGAGGGTAGATGGTTTCGCCGTTTTTGATACGCCGCTTGATCTCGCGATTGAACCAAACTTCATTGACCGACACCTCAACCGCCGCTTCGGGCCACTTCGCCGCCGCCTTGCCTCGATTGATAATGATAGCTTCCCAGTATTCTTCAGTTGCCATGCCTTTCTGTGACTTCGCTCCGGCTTCTCGAGCTTTTTTCTCCAACTGCTCTGCTTCAACCGACGCCTTCCGTTTTTCGCGCGAATCCTTGCTGTCCTTGGCAACTTTGCGTTTTTCCTCAGCCTGCCTTGTGAGGTTTTCCTGCTCTCTGCGCGATGCGGACCGTATACATCATTTTTATTGCTCTGTCACGGTTTAAAATGCTGAAAGAAAAACCACATGGCCCAAATGATGACGCTGGTCGCGACAAACTGGGCCCCAACGATCCACCACCGGATCATTTGCCTCCCAGGATTCTGAAAAAGTGCTTCAGGGCGAACGTCGCGTCAGAGAGAATTTCGCCCCAAGTTTTAAACCGCTTTACCCCCATTTCCCGCTTGGCTTGGTCCCAAGCATCTTTTATCCAGTTGCTCATGGTCTGAATTGTCCGAGTCCCAATGGGTGTGTCGCATGCGCAAAGATCACACAAAGGATTATCAGCCCGAGCCAGAACCACCAACGGCTCACAAGATAAAGGCCCGAATACAGCAGGGTTATGAGGACAAAGGGTGCCAGACAAATAGCGACCATAATCCCCAAGATCCAAAAGATCGTAATCATTTTCTTTTCCCTCCCTTCTTGGATTTGAAGGGGCGTGTTGACCATTTTTTAGAGGCGATGCCCCGTTTCGCGAGCGCCTTTTCAATTCGCTTTTTTTCTTCAGCTTGTGATAATTTCATTTCGTGTAGAGAAGTGTGTTGGCATATTAGGGCCCGCCGGATCCTTGGCTAAGCCGACGGGCTTCTCTTTTGTTTTATATTCTCCTTCTGAATTTTGCGCGCCTCCGACAGAAGGTCGGCCAGCTCCGAAAAGCCTTTCTTCTTTGCGTGCCACTCGAGTTTCAAGAGCCGTTCGTAATCAAGGATTGCGAGGAGCTCGGCTAAACGCTGTTGCGCAAAGTCGCGGTCGAAGATAAGTTTGTCGTATTCGTTGTTTGGCATGAGTTGTTTTTTCCTTGGACCGGTGTCTCGGGTTGGCCGAGCACCGGCCGTTTTTCATATACTCAAATCGGGTTGGAGGCGTTTCCAATCGTGATAATTTGCGACCCGGAACTTGAATTTGTTACCGGTTTCAAGAGAGGTCACGATGACGGCTTGGGTCGCGTCACGGACCCAAGACCATTTCCAGTGTTTAGCTGGGTTGCGTTTTTTCATTTTTAATTGTTTGTTTTTCTGTTTTTAAATACTTGCGAAATAAAAAGGTAATAGCTACCTCTGGGCGATGCCTTCTCCTGAATTGATTCTGATCGGCTGGAGCCTCGCGCTGCTACTCTGGACGCTGGCCCTGGCGTTCCAGCAAACCGCGCTGAACGTCTACCAGCGAAAGATCCAGGCCGAACGTCAACGCTGGCTCGATCGCCAGGAAGCGCAGAAACGGCAACGGGTCTGGGAAAGCAGGAATTCATGAAACAGTCTTCTCCATGTCGTGGCCTAGATATTCGCGAGTTGTTATTGGCATGCCTCTAATTAACGGCCGTTCCGCTTGCAAATCAACATAAAAATGTGTACATATCGGCATGCAAAAATCTCTTCCGACACCTAGACGGCAAGCGATGACTTTCCGCATCCTGCCTGAAATCCGCACCATGCTGCGCGAAGCGGCATTGAAAGAAGATATCTCGATGGGCCGCTATATAGAAAAGGCGCTGCTCGGTCAGATCTCCAAGGACGAACGCTTGAGAAAATAGCTCGCAACTGGCATGATCCATGCCGTGGACTCTAAAGCGCCACGGCAAACCGTTCCCAAGCGGACGACAAAGCTGGACGTCCTTCGCTCTAAACACGTGTCGTTGGAGGATTACGCGGCGACGTTGCGCCGGCGTTGGGACGAGGAAAAACACGAGAAGCTCGACTTCCTCTCTAAGGATCCGGACTCCAAACCGATCATCGACACGGCGACGAGTTTTCTCGCTCAAGGCATGTCGCCAGACAAGGTCGCCGAGATCACGCTGCTCGAGCCCGAGCTCCTGCGCCAGATCCGCGACAAGAACGCTGAAGCCATCGCCTCGATTCGGCTGGCGATTGCACGGAACCTCGCCGAATCAGCGCAGATTCTTTCGGAACAACTGGTTGAGAAGGCGCGCGATCTGCCCGTCCACCGAATCGCCCAATCCTTGGGCGTGGTGATTGACAAGTACCAGCTTCTCTCCGGAGGAGTCACCGCGCGACTGGAACACCGCAACGTTCCGACGGTCGAAGATTTAGAAAAAATGTTTGCCGCATTGCCGCGAGCAGACGCGACTGAAGTAGTGCAACCAGAAGAGCAAACCAATGGCAACGAGCTGCGACGAGATCCAAGTGGATCTGAGCCGGACCGATTACACGATCCAAATTGAGAGCGTGCCTCCGATTAATGTCGAGTGGACAACCGCCGACATTGTTATCGAGGCCTCAACTCTCGCGAACCAAGGGCCGAAGGGAGAGAAAGGCGATAAAGGTGACCAGGGCATCCAGGGCAATACCGGAGCAGTCGGAGCCAGTGGCGCTGCCGGCGCAGCCGCAACCATAGCCGTTGGCTCAACAACAACCGGAGTCCCAGGTTCGAGCGCTGCGGTTTCCAATACTGGCAACGCCAATGCCGCCGTCTTTAACTTCACCATTCCCAGAGGCGATGTGGGAGCTACCGGAGGCACCGGAGCGCAAGGCAACCCGGGCAGCGCCGCTACGATCGCAGTCGGCCTAACCAATACCTTAGCACCCGGTTCCAATGCGACCGTCTCAAATTCTGGGACTTCGAGTGCGGCGGTTTTTAACTTTGGAATTCCATCAGGCAATACCGGCGCTACTGGCAGCACGGGAGCACAAGGCAATACCGGAGCCGCGGGCGCTGCGGCGACGATCGCAGTCGGCACGACGAACACGCTCAGTCCTGGCAGCAGCGCGACCGTCACAAATTCTGGCACCTCGAGCGCCGCGATCTTTTCCTTTGGTATTCCGCAAGGCTTAACAGGAGCGCAAGGGCCGACCGGCCCGCCCGGGGGCGCGTCTGCGAACACCACACTTACCGCCCTCTATACGATGCCGGCGATCGGATCGACGGCGGTTGCGAGTGTAGCCAATTCAGGAGTCTTCTCGGTTGGCGGGATGGTCTATATCAGCCCGATTGGTTACCTGCAGATTACCGCCTTGGCGACGAATCAACTGACACTCAAAAATCCTGGGTACACCCAAAACCAAGCGAGCGGTAGCACGGCGGCGAACGGGGCGTCGGTTGGCGGAGTGGGACCTCCAGGGCCAACGGCGGTTTCGACAGACGCCGGCAACACGGCAAAGCTTGGCACCGACAACCAGATTCTAGTGCCTGGGCCCGTGAGCGGCAACGCCAGCGGCACGCAAGTAGTGATTGCCACTGACACGCGGCTCTCCAACACGCGCACGCCCACGGCGCACGCCACTACTCACATTACCGCTGGCACTGACATTATCCCGGCACCGACCACGACGGCCTCAGGACTCGTGCCGGCGCTCCCAGCCAGCGGCGGAGCCGCGAGATTTCTGGACGGCACTGGGGCGTTTAACCAAGTGGCCTATGGGAATGTGACGGGCACTCCGACAAGCCTCGCTCCGACCGCGCATGCGAGCACTCATCTTACGGCCGGCTCCGATCCGATCGCATTGGCTACGACAGTTCTGGCGGGCTTGTGTCCCGCCGTCGATAACACCACGATCCAAATTGTTACGAGCAAACTTTCCGCGGTCGCTTTGGCCTGGACGGCAATCACCGGCAAACCGACGACATTCGCTCCCAGCGCACACGCGTCGACCCATGTCACCGGAGGCGGCGACGTGCTGCCGGCTCCCACAACCACAGCTTCCGGAGTTGTGCCCGTTCTTCCGGCTAGCGGAGGTGCCGCACGGTTTTTGGATGGGACTGGAGCCTTTAACCAAGTCGCATACGCCAATGTGACCGGCACGCCGAGCTCGATGACGCCAACCGCGCACGCCACTACTCACAAAAGCGGAGGCTCAGACGCAATCGCACTGGATACCTTAGCGGTGCCGACCGATATCACTACCCTCAACGTCAGTACAACCGCACACGGACTCTGCCCGAAAGCGCCTAACGTTGCCAGCCAAGTGTTGTTAGGCACAGGCGTCTTCGGCACGCTGGCTAACGCTAGTACGAGCGGAGCAGGGTTACTGGCTACGGTCAGCGGCAACACTACCGACTATGTGACCGGAGCTAATACGACTGCTAATTTAGCAACTGCTGTTAACAACCTGCATGTAGGGCGTTACTATGGCACCGACACGACTAACTCGACCGCCTACGCGGTCACGGTCGCGAATGATTTTTCCCTGACTGCCGGCGTGGTTGTCTGGGTGACTCCCACTAACAGTTGCAACGCCAGCCCCACGTTGAACGTGAACTCGACCGGCGCAAAAGCGATTGTTAACCGGGCGAACGTCGCGCTTAACCAGTTCGAGATAATGCCCCAGACTTTTGGCGTCATGTACGATGGCGCTAGCTGGCGCGTCATCAGTCCCATCGGACGCTTTGCTAACGTTATAAATCCAGGTGGCGGCTGGACGGTGGAATGCGCAGGCTTTGATTGGATAGACGCCTACCTGACATGGAGCGTTAGCGGTTCTACCACTATAATGCTAAATCATGTCGGGTACGGAGTGCCCATCAACTTGGTCGTCTACAACCAGTACAGTGCTGCGCTTGTTTACGCCTTGACCGCAACCAGCCCGACAGGAGCAGCCGCAACCGCTTACGGTATTTTGCCTAGCAGTTTTGGCGGATCGGCTCTGACGAATCTGGGAGGCGGCGGCGTGTCGGTGCCCAGCGGCTATGGAGTGGTGTTGCGGGGTAGCCTGAATGCTTCGGGCACGATTATGATGATCTAGGCTAACGAACCGCGTGGATCAGCGGGATAAGCAGAAAGACGAGCGCCAAAACTACCACGACCACGCAAACGACAAGAACGACCCGCATGATCGGGGCGGGTGCGAATTGGGCTAAGACATAGTACAATAAAGAGACGATCAGTACTAGAACGAGCCACTGGATAAGCGCGGTGATCATTTCTTATCACCAGGGTCAATGCTCCCGAAACTCCCGACGATCGGTGCCTCGTGCGCCTTCACATCAGTGACCATGGCGGTAGTCTTAATCTGACGCTCTTCGATGCGCTCGAGCAGGTAAAGAATCCGATCCAACTTCTCGTCACTAGTCATAAAGAATGCCCCGATATACGCCTCGGGGCCAGGGCGGATGAACGATTATTGTCAGCGTGAAGGAGTCGGAACCGGCGTTCCCTCTTTGGGCACAATCGCTACGCCCCAACCGGTCTCTGGCGTCCAAAATGTCTTAGCCTCCCATCCGATAATGGGCTCAGGCCTGGGCTGATCAGGCGGCAAGGGATGGCCCGCGACTGGCGGGTAACCGCTCCCAGGCGGCAAGTCGATGCCCGGTGGTCCCCAAATTGGGAAGGTTGGAACGCCGGGTTGCCCTCCGCCAGGAGGTTGTTGCGGCGGAATAATTGGCCCTCCGCCCACCGTCGGCGGATACCCCGGTTTGTCAGGAAAATCGATGCCCGGAGGCCCAGAAATGGGAAAACTTGGAGTCCCCGGAGGTCCCGCCGGAGGGGACTCGGGAAAGATCGGTCCTCCGCCAACGGTCAGATTCGAATACCCGGCGATGCCGACGATTGTGACCGGCGTGCCCGCGCCGCTTTTGCCATGATACAGTAGACCGGAGATAACAACTTCAGATGCTGCCATTGATTTCTTCCTTCCTTGTTTCTTGTTGATCGGTTGTCTAATACCTCGCCGAGATCGGCTGAGTGATTGTCAGTGTCCCAGAGAGAAGTGGACTCACCACGCCGCTGGCTGATTTCAAGCGCACCTGCATTACGTAGGCGATCGTCTGCATCGTAGTGGTTGTGGCAGCGGGTATGACCAGATAGGTGATCCCTTGAGTTGGCGTCGTCGTTTCGGACCAATCAATTTGCACCGTCGTCGGATCACTGTCGGAATGGTTCACGTCGATCTTCGCGGTGAATTGGAAGGTCGAACCCGTCACGTCCACCGGCCCGGGAATCCCAGTAATGGGATCATCGACGGTCAAGACCATCTTGGTTTTAAGCGTGGCACCTTGTTCGCACGCCAACGCCGCCGTGTTCTTACACGAAGTACTGCTACCGGTGCTAGTCGAAGTCGAGCTCGTCGTGACCGCCGTCTGAGTCTGTTGCTGCAGATATTTCGGGAACGGAGGTGGACCCGGAGCTGCGAAGCCCAAGCTCATGTTTGTTGATCCTGATCCGTAGAAGGTTGCGTGGTGGATTGCTGCTGCGTTGAGCCAAGATTATACCGGCTGGCAAATCGGTCGAGCATCATTTCCCTGAAAAGGAGCATATCATCAACGCCAACGCCCAGGCCCTGCGCCATTTGCATCATATCAGGATCATTTCGTAATGCATCGAGCTGCGGCCCCGGCGTGTTTTGCATCGCTGCAATGTAAGTGTCGGTATCAGCACTGTCATCCGGGCTTACTTGTTGGGACTGCGGAACGCTGAAAGTTTTTAACTGCGCTTGGCGTTCCCGTTCCCAGCGAGTTTTCCAGTCTTCGCCCGTATCCCGTGGATCAGTCCATCCTTGTTGTTTAAGCCGGAGCTGCTGCGGGATAGAGAGGCTTTTATACATGTCAGGCGTAATAACCTTGCTACCTTGCGGAGTGGTAGTGCTGACCCTTGAAGAAGATTTTCGTGTCGGCATATCTGTTCTTATCATACGTGATGTTGTCTCTGTTTAAAGACGGATCATTTCGCAGCGAGTTGAGCTGGTTTAGCCACGTCTCATAATACTTGCTTCGTTCGCCTTCCCAGTCGCTGAATTCCGGAATAGCCTGCGCGCGGATCCCCATCGCTTTTCCACGTGAATCGCGTGCAATCGTGAACCCGCCCAGCCCGTGATCTTCGAAGGCCTTTGCCCATTGCTGAATTTCGGCTTCAGTCGCCGGCTGATTAAAGCCCATCTCCACTATCGGACGAGGATCGGGATGATTCGGATTGTCATGGATGCGGGAGAGAAAAGCCGAATCCTGATCATGCCGAGCGGCGAGCTCTTTGATCTTGTCTTCGATCGAAGAAACGTCGGTTCCTTTGGTCGTGGTAAACTCGGTATCCAGCGTTGGTTCCACGGCGCCTCCATACAAACCCTGGCTCTTGGTCGCGCGGCTGGCAACCACTCCGTCGCCCAGGCGATTGATGGCTTGATCCATCTCGGTCCGAGCCCCCTCGAGGTCCCCGGGATTACCCGGGCCGCGATCGGTTGTGAGCCCCGCCTGATAGCGATTGAAGTCCATCATGTCCATGATGTTTCGGAAATCGCCCAGTGTGGCCCCGGCACTCCCGGTCCAATTATTGGCGGCGTAATGCTGCTTTTCGCCAAACCACATGAGAGCCTGGAAATCGTCTGGATTTATCCCCAAGCGTTGCGCGGCCTGACGGTAGCCGGCCTCCGCAAACTCGTAATCGCCGTGACCGCCGATCGTGGCGGAGCCGACGCCGCCCTCGGCACGAGGTGCAAGACGCCAGCGAGTTACGTCAGGCTCGTACAAAAGACGCCGTGCGGTGCGGCCGGCCCAAACGTCAATAGTCGGATCGATCGAACGCCAGGAAAGATTCTGCCCGAAATTCCCGGTCTTTGGACCGCCGGCCTGATCGACCCAGTAATCGGTCAGGGCGTGCAAAACTTTCTGGGAATTAATTCCGTACTTCCGACCGTTCTCCTTGAGAGGAACTTCGCCGACGCCGCTCCCAGGTTTTCCGAACTTGTTGATCTCTTTGCGCAGTGCGGCCTGCTTGTCGGTGATCGAGGGATCCGACATGATCCGATCGGTGACTTCCGTCGCGTAGTCGCGGAAGTTGCCCATCAGCTCGTTGTAGTCGCCCTTCGACATCTTCCGAAGCGCTTCGAGCGTGTACTTGAAGTTGACCGGAACAGATTCCTGAGCGGACGTCGCGGCCAGCATGTTGGCGAACTTGTCAATGTTCGCGCCGAAGCCGGACTGGAGCCGATCGCGCATTCCAGAGTACCAGCCAAGGGCTGACTGTAGCGCGGGATCATCTTTCCACTGGTTGTACTGGTCGACGAGCCGATCGGCTAAGAGACTCGTGCCCCGATCGAAGCCTTCCTGGGCGCCGTAGCGATTGTACAACTGCTGAATAACGGGAGCGTCGCGGAAGTTAAAGCCTTGAGTCTTATACTGGATGTTGTTGTCTTTGTCGGTGACGACGTTGCCGGCGTCGTCGCGCCGAACCTCCATGGGGACAGTGTTGCCCTGCTGGTTCCAGTCGTAGATCGTCCGACGAGCGATGACGTCGTTGTGCGCCGCGGTGCGTTCCAGCTTCGGAACGTCGGTTGCTTCCTGAACCTGTTTGTCGGTCGGATTCTTGCGCGGAGCAAACCGTGCATCATCTGGAGGGACGACTCCGCCTTCGTCCGCCCGCGGTTGCATGAAAGAGCGAACCTGTTCGTAGGTTTTTGCGTGAACATCCGCGGTCTGTCCGGGGATCTCCGCAATCCGATTCATGCGATCCAGGCGATAGGTCTTAAAAACCGAAGGAGAACGTTTCTGCAGATCTGCGATATATGGATTCGCGTCCGCGTTGATGCCGAATAGTTCGTTGATGAAGCCCTTCTTCTGCGCGCCGATCCCGGTATCCCCCGGCTGATCGTTGGCAAGATTCTTCATGTAAGTCCGCACGTCCTCGAGCGCCGGCGAAAGCTGGCCGTTGTAGAGCTGCTTGCCTTGCGCCGATCGCAGACGCTTGGACAGATTCATCATGAGCTGTTCAGGGTCATACATCTGAACGTTGACCTGATTAGTAACGGGAGAAATCTCGGTGTAGAGTGGCGTCATTGCGCGTTCGCGAGCAGCGAGGGTAGCGTAGCGTCCCTTACCTTTAGTAGCGGTGTTATAGACACCGATAGTCATCGTCCCGTCGTTGCGCTGCATGATGCCGTCCAACTTCCGCCAGTTGAGAAGTTGATTCGGATTAAATTGATTCGAGCGCTCAAGCTCTTGGAACACAGCCTCTGGCACCTGTTGACCGCGGCGAACCTGACGTCCGTTCCGATCGGTCATGAGCTTTAAGAGGTTATCGGACTGGGTGCCTTCAAGGTGCGGTTGGTTTTTATAAATATCGTTGACCATCCCGCCCAAAGCGGCCGCTTGTGCGTCGGCGACTTTGGGCGAATTGGTCAATGGTCGGCCAGCCAGATCAGTCTTGATTGAACCGTCCGGGTTGCGCTGCAGCTCGTTCGTGGAATCCAGATTGTGCGTGATACGATCGAATTCCGGAGTGCCTTTGACCATGTCGCCGACCGGCACCTTAGTTTGTCCCCGATCAGTCTCTACATCGACGGCACGACTCTTCCATTGCCGTTGCCGATAATATTCCTGAATAATGTTAGCGAGGCCTTGCGCTCCCTCGAGTGTGCTTGTCGCCGCGGGATTCCCGGTCGTCGCGTCGGCGCCCATGCCGATTTTCGTCAGCCAATTGCCGATCGCATTTTCGCTCACGATATCGCTGGGAATGTAGCCGCGGATCATTTTCTGGATTCCCTCGCGATCGGTCATGTAATGGGAGTGGAGATCAGCGAACATCTCGTTAGCGATGCCGTAGTTGTCTTCTGGAGTGGACCCGGGATTATCACGAAGTTTGCGTTTATTGTACTCAGCCTTGTAAGCCTCAAACTCTGGATTAGGGATAAACTCGGCTTTACCCGTCGCCGCATTGGTTTGCACCATCGGGTTACCAGAATCATCCAGGGCGGTCATGATGCCCTTTTGGCCGGTAATAGGATTGCCGAGGATGTAATCCTGTACGGTTTGCCCGAGCCCGTGAGCGGCAATGTGATGGCCAATCTCGTGCGAAACAATAGGCTGCATCGGGTTATCGCCGGCCACATTAACAAAGATCGAGCTGCGCGGATTAGACCCGGTCCACCAGCCATTGGACTGGGTCGGATCACTAAAGAAGTGAATATCAACATCCGGATGCGCCATCGCATGAGCAGCGATCCCGAGCTGATATTCGGGATGCAACTGCAGAAAAAGCTGTTTGCTCTGCGGCGTCATCGCGCTGATAAAGCGCGACCGGTCGCCGATCGCAGCCTGCCTGAGTTCAGCGCGAGAATTAAACCGGGTGAGCTGTCCCAACCCTCCACCGGCTGCACCGATCACCGCTCCGCCGGCTATGCCTTGCTGGAAAGGTTGTTCTCGACCGCCGCCGGCCAACAGGCCTTGTGCGCCGCCGATTGCTCCGCCAACCACTGCTCCAGTCGTTGCTGAAGGAATCGCGTAGACTAACTGGTTGTCGAGTTTCGACGCCAGGAAACTGGAAAGCCCGGTCAGCTTCTCCGATGCTGCCTTGTAGAAAGGCAACGTCTGCTGTCCGAGCACATACTGCTCACCAACGGTTTGCATGTCCCGGCTGAAGTTGGCGAGCGTATCCCAGTTCAACCCCATTTTCCCCACAGCCTTGGCGATATCGGGGAAGGCTGCTCCAACTAAGCCTACCGGTCCGCCAGCCAGAAATCCTAGCCCGCCGCCCGTTGCTCGCCCGAGCAGATCCATCGCGCCCTCGCTCCATCGTTTCACGGATGCGGTTGCTGCGGCCTTAGTTGCTTCGTCCGCGGCCGGCATGAAGGTGTTGACGATCTTTTCAGGGATCGCTTCGAGGTAGTCTGAAATCTTCGACGGCAACTGGCCAGCGGCCCCGGCTACTTGGGCGATGCCTCCGACAACCTGACGGAATGGATTGCGCGACATCGCGTCCATTTGCTTGTTCACATCTTGGACGGCGGCGGTATAGTCGTTTAACGCGGTCGCGTGATCGGCTTTAAGGCTCTGTTCAAGCGTATTGAGTCGAGCAAGCTGAGTTTTATAGACCGATTCGTCTCCAGCGGTGAGGCGCGAAGTATCAGTGAGAATCGAACGAAGCGACGTCTGCTGACTGGCCACTTGCGCCAGTTGATCTTCGAGCAAACTTTTCGCCGCGGTTGTTTCAGCGAGCCGCGTTGTTCTCACACCGGCTTTGAGAAACTGCGCTCCGAGACTTTCACCGATCGCTTTAGCTCCAGCCTCGGCACCGAAAGTTGCGTAGGTAAAAGGATCGGTGATCATCTGCATCGCCGCCATGTCACCCTCGTCAGGCTGTGCCTTTTGCAAACGATCGGCGAAATCCCCCATACCAATCGACTTGAATTGGGTTGCGAGCGCATCGCGCGCGTCGCTCATATTCTTGGCGCTCTGCTGGTCACGCAGCACTTGATTGCGCATGATCTCGCTTTGCGCGAAATCAAGTTGCGCGGCCTTATCCGGATCAGTCTCTTTTGCCCGCTGCGCGGCGAGATTATAAAGCTGCCCAAGATCGGCCAAGCCCGCCCCGTAATTGTGAGTGTAATTATCCCAGTTCTGTTGAACGGCCTGCACCGCGGCGCTCGCCTGCTGGGCGCGATTGTTCAGCGTATTAGAGAAAGTGAAATCGCCGTGCAGCATGTTGAGCAAATCTTCGCCCATCGGGACCGGCGACATCTCGTGCATGAGGTAAGAACCAGCCGCGCCAAGTAAGCCTCCGACCACTCCGGGGATTGCCGTCACAATACCCGGACCCTGGTGTAGCGCCGTCTCCAGAGGCCCTTTAGTGGCCAACTCGGTCATGACGTTGCGCTCTTTGCCCTGTTTAAAGAGGGAATAGGAGACAGCGGGACTGTTGGCCTTGTTCTCTTCCCCTGGCACGTCGCGAACCGCTTGGTCGACAGCGTCGAGGTTTGCTTGCGTGAGAAGCTTCGTGTCGCCGCCGCTAGCGATATAGCGATCGAATGTGCTAATCAGATTCTGCGAGGCGGTAAGGACATTAGTCGCCTGACCCGAATCATCATAGCGCGGTTGAGTCGGGGCATCAGGATTAACCGGCTGAACCGGCTGCTGCTGGCCTTGCCCCCCGACTTGCTGGGCCGGAAGCGTCTGAACAGGCTGCTGCTGATCGGTATCGTCACCGAGAATCGGGGTCGACGTTCTGGGGTCTAGCAGCGCCGGCATGATTTAAAAGCCCCAAAGGTTAAGTCCCTGATTTGGCTGCTGCTGCTGTGGATTCTGTTGCTGAAGTGGCGAAACTTGCGTCGATGAGCTCTGCTGCCCCGGCGTGTTCTTGTTCAGTTGCGCGGCGGTAGCATTAGCCTTCTGCACTTTGGCCGCGTTTTGCGAAGCTTGGTCCAAGCCGAAAATGCGCCGGTATTCGGTTTCCATCGCGGACGTATCAAAGTGCTGCGCTTTGGCCATATTGATGATCTGACGCATCTTGTCGCGAGAAGCACTGATCAGGTTGTTAGTCTTAAACTGAGCCGAAGCGGACGAGTCGTAGAAGCCGGGAATACCTTCGTCGGCAGCTTTCTGCTCGTACTCGGAGAGATTGCCCTTTTGTCCGAATAGTCCTCTGGCTACATTCGCTACGAGATGATTGCGCTGGGCGTCAAACTCGCGCGCTTCATCAGTCTTCATGCCGCCTACGCCAGGACCGGCTTCTTTTAGTCTCTGGTGCAATTGCATCATAAGATTAAACTGGCTGATCGGTTTGCCGTCCGGACCGGTTGCCGCGGTCGGCGAAGTGAGCGACGCCAGGGAATTAAACTGCTCCTGGTAATCTGTCGGCGGCGGCTTGAGCGGTTCTTCCTTCTCGTCCTTATACTTCATCGCGCCCTCCAGAAACTTCTGAAGATTCGCGTTGTATTCCTTCGTGGTTTGCGGAACGCCGGATCGATCGAGCTCGGCAGCAACGTCATTGGCCTGTGCGACTGCCCACTGCGTCAATTCTTGCCGGCTCATCACCTTGCCGTAGACGGACGGATCTCGAAGTTTGCTGCTATCAACCGGCTGGATAAAGACTTCGTTCGGATTATTCGGATTTTGGATAAACTGTCCGGTTCCAGTCTGCCCAGTTACAGTCTGTCCGGTAGCCCCGGGCTGCACGGTCTGCTGCGTTTGTTGCACGCTGGCCGTAGTGTTGTCAGGCAACGCCGAGCCTTTCGGAACGATTCGATAAGAAATGTTACCTGAGAAGTTTTTCCCGAGCCCGAGGTTGTTTCGCGTTCCTCCAAGCAGATCGATGCCCGCTCCGGTACTGGCCTTTGGCCCATAGTCGACCAGTGGCGCGTTAACCACTTTACCGGTGTTCGGATCGACTATCTGGATATCGTATTTTTTATTAAAGTTAGAGATAAAGCCCGAATCGCTCGGGTTGCCGTACTTATTCAAAACTCCAAACGGCAACGCGGCACCTTCCGTGTTCCAGCCGGCAAGATTCGCGCCCCCGGCTCCGACGTTCCAGCCCGCTTCGGTGTAGCCTCCGTACTTTGGATTATCAACTTCGCCAAACTCGGTCCCGCGCACCGTTGTCAGCCCGATATTGGAAGCGGGCGCTTGCACGGCTTTTCCGGTAGCCGGATCGATCGTCTGCCCGGGCACCGGTTGCGCCTTCTCAATTTTCTGCGCAGGCCCCGGTGCGGCCGGCTTAAAGAGCGGCGTCGTTGAACCCGGAGCGGTAGGAGCGCCAGGAAACTGCAGGCCGATATCTTGGAGCGCACGATAGCTGGGACCAATATCAAGGTTGGCGTAACGCTTCAGCTCGGCCTCTTGCGGAGTGAGCTGCGGAGTAACCGTAGCCACGTAGGCGTTGCGCTGCAGTTGTCTTAACGCCCCCCTTCTCGTGTCGTCCGAAAGTCCGGATGGAAGCAAGCTCTCCAGATCTGCAGTCGTGATCGGCGTGCCGTCATCCTTTCTGCCAAACGGAGGTTCGACATTAGGGCCGCGAACAGAAGTTATCTCCTGGGCTTTCGCTTTGGCTTCGTCGGTCGCGTCAACGTCGTTCAATGTCTTAATGGCATCGGCGATCTTAGCCTGAGATTTGTAATAGGCCTCGTTGCGATCTTGGATGCTCAGATCGATGGCTTTGTTGAGATCGGCCTGCGTGCCAGGAGATTCTGCGGTCGGCGGAGGAAGGACAGCCGAAACCGGGGTAGCCGCCGCCTGCATCCCTGGAGTGGGTAACCCTGCAGCACGAATAGCGTTATAATCAGTTCCGACATCTATGGCCCCGGGCTGCGGACGACCCGAAATTGCCATCGACGGAGCTGGGCTGGAGGAGATCGCAGCGACAGCTGGTCCCGGCTGCTGCTGACTCGCATAAAGCGCCGAAGGAGACGCAAGCTGAGCGTTCGGAGATGTCGCGTTAATCCGCCTGACTAACTCATCGTATTCTTCATCGGTCATGGCTGATATCCAGAGCCCAAGCCGAACTTATAGGTCGGAGGGACGTTTATATTGGACTGATTGGGCTGTTGCGGCTGAGTTGGCTGAGTTGGTTGAACCCTCACGATTTGCGGCTGTTTCTCCTGGGCAACCTGCTCCTTGCCTGCCACAGCGACTTGCTGCCTTGCCATGGCTCCAGCCTCCGAAACCCGGGTACGCGCCATCGCGGCGTCTTCCTGCATTTTGGCGACCGCGAGCGCCTTGTTCATCTCAAACTGGCTCTGGGCTTTCGCGGTTGCGATACTCGTGTACATGCCGATCGCTTTCTGCTGGGCGCTCAGAGATGAGGTCTTCAGTTTTCCGTAAACATCATCGTCAAAGAGTCCCATCGAATGCATGATATCGATCGTGTCATGAGCGCTTTGCCCTTGTTCGAGAATGCCGGATTGCACTTCGCCGGTCTGCGGATTGACGCTGCCCATGACCGAAGAGATGGCGCCGGCCAGCGATTTACCGGCCGAGGTGATGCCGGCAGCGTAACCGGAGCCGATATCAGTTAGTGGAGTTGTGTAACCAGCGCTAAAATACGGAGCAGGGAGTGGTTGTGTCATACGGTTTTATCCTCGAGGTAGCTCGGCAACCGTCCATATTCTGGAGCAAGTTGCGAGACACTGTTAAGTTCTCGTTGCCATTTGGGACAGAAAACGGTTTGGCCCGCGAGCCGCTTGTCGACGCAACGAACGCAGACCGGATACCAATCGGAATTGTGTTCTTTGTCGTCGAGCTCCATGCGAAGCGCTACGTCGTAGCGACTGGTTTGCGTGGGCACCTTGTAGGTCTCGATGTAATCCCAGACGTCCTCATGCGACCATTCGCGCAACGGGTAGTAGGCGTCAGGCCCATCGTCCTGCATTAACAGATCAGTCTGGATCGGGATCGGTCCGTAGATAGGATCTTCGTCGCACGCTTTGTGTGCGATCAGGGCTACGTCCCACGGATAAGTGAAGGTCGCACATGGCCTCATCAAAAAATCTACGCCGCACAAGTACTTCTTGGGATCTTCCCCTTCGCGATACTCGATCGTGTTTTTAAGCAACGCAATCGTAGTGATGCCTCCGATCAGATACTCGCTGACCAGCGCTACCATCTGCGGACTGGTTTTTAAGGAAACGCGCAACGGCGGATAATTGTGCATTTCCACTCGCCACTTCGCTGCCAGCGCATGCACGAAGATGCTCTTGTGCGGAAACCACGGATCCTCGTAATAGACGGCCGGAATCCGGATCCCGTTCGAAAGAAGAAGATGAAGCAGTACAGTCGAATCCTTGCCTCCGCTCCAGTTAAGGACAGGCTTCTTGTATTGCCCTAACTGCGACTGAATCGCTTTGAGCGTCCCGCGAGCTTTGGCACCGATACTCATCCCATTTTCCGATCGTAATCAAAATCTGATTCTGGCGGAATGAAGAGTTCTTCGCCGGCTTCGATGTCGCGAGCGGCTAGCACGAGATGCTCGCCATCCTGTAACCCGCCCATTTTGCAATTGGCTTGGGCACCGTTGGGAGGAAAATTCCAAAATTGCGCCTCATCGCCAGGGATCACCCAGGAGGTTCGGTTCTCCGGATTGATGTACCCGCGAGCTCGCACGAAATCTCTGATCCGCGGTTCGGAGTATTCCAACGCGTAGTCGCTGATAAGATGATCAAGGCCAGGGGTAAATTGCCACAACACAGTTTCACGAGGAACACGGCGCGTGGCGAAAATTCCATGACCGTGAATCGGGCTGGATTTGATCTCGACAGGAATCATCATCATTAGAAAATTGCGATTCCGGTTACGGCCGCACCTGCGATCGCGCCTCCTGCACTAATCATGGCACCGCTTGCAGCACCCTGGCTTTGCGCGTTCATCTGGTTAGCGGCGGCGTTCGCGTTCATCTGCGCCATGCGACTCTGGTTAACCAATTGGAGCATTCCGCTACCCTGGAAAAGATTAGGGGACCCGGTGCCCATACCGGCAACTCCGCCGTAGAGAGCGTTCACCCAATTGGCCGCATTGGATTGTGAGCCAAGGATCCCTGACTGCACCGCCGCTTGGTTCGCGTAGACGTTGCCCAGATTCTGGGCACCGGCGGCTTGCTGGCGATAGATCTGATCCAGAACAGACTGCTGCAAGCCCTGCTGAAGCTGGAGGCCTTGATACTGCTGCGAGAGGCCTTGCTGTTGCGTGCCGATCGCAGCTTGGGCGAGGCCGGCCTGCTGGCTGATTGTGTTCTGAATGTTTTGACCTATCTGCCCTTGGATGCCCGCTCCGACCTGCAAGCCTTGCATACCTAGCCCGGTAGCTTGGCTATAGAGGTTGCCGGCCAGTTGGCGGTTAGCCTGCGTCGCGGCAATGTCAGCCTGACTCATACCCATCGCGTTGGCGGTACGCTGCTGAAGTTGTTGTTGAACCAACGGATCAACCGCGCCGGCGAATTGCTCACGCTGCTGGAGTAATTGCTGCTGGAACGAAGTGCGCCCCAGGACCTCGGCGGCAATCGAACCAGAGGCGCCCAGCATTCCGCGCGCCGAATACGCTGCCCGGGCTTGTTGGGTAACGTCGGCTAATTGACTCGGAGAAAGGCTTCCCCCAAGTGCGAGCTGCTGCTGTGCGGTATCCGAAAGCTGTTGGGTGAGAGGATCCAGTTGCCCGAGGTTGCCTTGCACATTAGCGGCGGTCGCTTGCCAGAGCGGACTGCGAGTATCCGCGGCGGCTTGAGCGGCCAGCCCCTGGAGTTGACCGACTCCCTGCTGAGCCATTGGCATCACCTGTCCATACAAACTTTGCAATTGTTGGTTAATCGGCTGCATCTGCGCGCCGGCTTGCTGTGCGAGGCCTTGGAGTTGCTGTACGCCGGCGCCAGTCTGTTGCGCGGCTTGTGCGGAGAGACCTCCAGCTTGCCCGTAGAGCGCCTGCAGCGCCGGGTCCGCTGTCGCGCCTAGCTGTTGCTGACCTAACCCGTAGAGTTGCGCCAGGGCGGGATTCTGGGCTAAGACGGTTTGCCCGATACTGCCAGAATACTGGTTGTATTGTTGGGCCGAGGACGCGACAGCCTGACGCTGGGCTTGATCCAACGCGGTCTGTGCAGGTGCCATCTGGTTAATAAGCGCGTTAGAATAGTAGCCGATATTCGAGCCCATGATGCCTTGCTGCATCTGATTATAGAGAGGCTGAAACTGGCTCTCTTCTCCGTAGAGCTGCGGCGCATACTTCATGTATGTCTGTAGCGCCGTAGAATATTCTTCAGCCGGATCTGGGGCCTTCGGTGCTTGTACTGACGGGGCGCCACCCATACAATCTCCTTAATGAATAGTACTTTTTTGCTTTCTGATCTTCCAGAGCGCTTGCAAGACAAAATTCAAATCAAGCAAGACACTGGATGCTGGTTGTTGGGAACTGCTAAGAGACGAGCACATAAGGTCCCTTCGGCTTGCGAAGCACGTTAAAGTCTTTCCAAAATAAGCGATCCCATAGAACGATTTTAATCTTGCTTCTCCTTTTATATGCAACCCATTTGAGCGGATATGGCGCTTCTAAGCAGAGCTCATAGCTCGACATGGCCCCCTTTTCTGTTGCCCAGAAATGCAAAAACCAGCAATTGTGCGGCTCGCCAGGAATCAACTCGCGCCCATCGGTCCTGCAAGTCTCGCCCATTAGAAGCAGGTCAGGCCGGCAAATGAGCGTGCCGCGGAAAAAGCAGCGCAAGATGGCACTGGCCAACGCGCCTTCCGGCTCATTGTTGGCGTACCAGTCTCTAGCTACTTCGGCGAGATTCATGAAGCCTTAATGATGTAATAAAAGACACAAAACGGAGCCATATTGTTATGGGCCTGACTACTGCCCGCGTAATCGCACGTCACGTTAGATGTTGAGTTGTTAGTGTTATTCATGCCCGTATAGGCACCGGTCGTGTCAGTAAACCCACCCGGATAATAAATCTGAGTCCCCCCGGGTGTTACGCCGATGGTTGAACCCAGCGGGTTAGTGTATTTGTGTGTGTGACCGTTATCCACGATGCCGTGACTGTGCTGATGATCTGTGAGAGTGTGATAATGTTGAGTGAGCTCGCCTGAAGACAAAACATGCGTTTCCTCTCCGCCGTATGAGCCGAAGGTGCGAGCAGTAATGCCGCCGACGCTCGAATTGACGTAGCCCAGCGGACTGCGCCCCCGTAAATCCGGAACCATGAACCATGCGCCGCTGCCTGAACCTCCTGAACCGTAGTAATTTCCGATCGCCGCGTAGAGGTTGGGAAATTGAGAGGTATAATACGCGGTCCCGTCACAGACCAGCCAGCCACCCGGGCAATTCGGGCCGGCGAATCCCTGGACGATCCCGGGCGGGATAATCAGGTTTACCAGCGCATCGGAGAGCTTTTGCAGCGTGACCGCTTTATCCTGAATCGAATTGGTATCAACCTGATTGATCGAATCGAGCAGGTAGCCGACGCGCCCCGTGTGATCAACCGTTTTAAATTTCCCGGTTGTCTCTAACCCAATTGTCCTACCGAAAACACTGGGGCGATTAAAAGCGATTGCCGGCATGTACCCATCGTTACTCTGGTTCGCGGTAGTAGAGGTGACCAATACCGCAGCTTGTCCCGCGGCACCGCTTCCGACTACGTCATCGTTAGTGAAAACAAAGATCGTACCTGCGCCCATCTGGTCACCGGCCTTGTTTACTGGCGTATAGCCCAGCCCCCCAATCACGGCGTTGCCCTGAGTCGTGACAGTGGCACCGCTATTTATAACCGTCCCAGAAGAAGCGTTGCCGGCGGCTCCGGTATTCTGCACCGTCACCGAGAGACCCGAAACGCTGATCGTCGAATAAACGCCCGCTCCTTGGATATTGAGCGGCAATCCCGCAGAAATGCCCGTCGCACTGCTCAGCGCGATAGTGACATTGGCGTTTGCTGCCGGACAAGCGAAGGCCGCTGTCGTGGTAGTGGAGATCCCCGGATCCAGATTTTTCGCTTCAACCTGCCCAACTCCGATATCGCCACTCTGAATGGACCCGGCCACATACGCCCCCTTGGGCACAACGTTATTCAGAAACAAAGTGGGACGCGCAATCGAGCCGTCTTGCAGCATGGTGGAGTCAACACTCGGAGCCGTCACAAAAAGGCTCGTATCATCCACAAACTCTGTCGCCACTTCTCCGATCTGGAATTTGAGCCGGCTGAACAACACATTCTTGGAGGGATCATTGATCGCACCGCTGGGCAACTGGACGGCAAGGAGAAGCCCGTTCTGCACATTAACAATCGCCACACTCGAGAGGTCAATTGTGGCTGTCATCAAGGTCCAAGTGGCGTTAGGCAAGGTCTGCAGGTTGATCGTTGTCTGCAGCGTGATGGCCGCGAAATTGTTGAACGTGTTAGCGGTGTAAATATTAAGGATCGGAGAAATGGTCAGTCCTGTCGCGTTGTACGCATATCCGCTAAAGGTGCATTGACGACGAAGCGTGGCTGACAAATCCCCAGAGATCTGCTGCCCAAATTCAACGGTTGTCACACTCGCTGCACCTTGCACTTCTGCGCTAAAAAGACTGAACTGATCCGGAACGGTGGAGGAGCGCAGAAAATTGACGGCAGCGCCCTGTGGTCTTACGAGCCAGTAGTTCGCGTTGGTTGTCCAGGTATTGACCGGACAAGAAATGCCAGCCGGAGTTTTCCAAAACGACGAGTAGAAATTGCCGTTCCGCAAGAAGTTCTGGTCATTAACCGGGTCGGCTAAGGCGAGCTCCACGATCGGAGTCGCCATTAAATTTATTTTATCAACGGTCAGGACGTCTCTGGGACCAAGTTGATAGCTTGGCTTCACGATCAAGTCGCCCACTAGGATACCCTCGCTTTCTTCGCACTTGCAGCCATGCAGTAATTACGCATACGTGGACCCAACTGATAAGACGGTTTTACGATGAGGTCACCCATAGATCATGTTTGCGGATGAGGTTCCCGCTGGTCTTCGTACGCATCCGGAGAGACGGTCCGGATGTTCAGAAACCCTTGCGTGTTTTCGATCTTTAACTGGATGTAGCGGGCCTTGAGACCGACTGGAAAGCGCTGGGTCGATTCCTGCGCTTTTTCGACATAGATCCCATTCTGGCCCAGTATAATTGGCAGACCGACCGAATAATCCTGTCGGCGGGCCTTTTGATGATCGTCGTTAGAATTGAGCGGATTCCAGAGCGGAGCGCCGAAGCTTTCGTACTTGGTGTTATCTCGCGTCTTATCCTGCACAAGCACTTTGCCGTAGCCCATATCCGGGTAACACTTCACGGTGAATTCCGGATTCCACGAAGCAACGTCCAGATTGAAGCGCTTAAAGAAACTACGTTGCCCCGGCCCGAGATAACCGCGAGTCATGACTCCGAGTTGAATCTGACGCTCGAACGTACTGTCAGGACCCATCAAGTCGGTCTTGCCCTGCTCTATTAAGAGAATCTTGCCTTGCTGGCGATCGATCACATAGAGCCGGCGTTCCCCGTTGTAATCCATTTTGATAATGTCATCGATCCGGAAGTCCGGGTCATCCCAGGTATCAATCGATTCCCAGGATTGGCTGATAATGTTGTACACAACCAAAACGTTGTTGCGAATGGCGTTTTTTAAGGGCAACGCGAAATACAGCCGGTCCCGGCGATATCCACAGCGGATCAAGTTGGCAGCGTTCCAGTTGATACTGTCTATAATAGGCTTGATCGCCTCGGAGATCGGGAACTCGCTCGGGACCGGTGTATTGGGGAGAACTTGATCGATCACATGCACGCCGTTCTGCGACATGAAATAGACAGTGCCGGAGACCTCGCAGGCCGCGTGACGTCCGACCAGCCCCAATGTGCCGGGCAAACGGGTTAAGGTCGCCTGACTCAAGTCCCCGGCAAAGCCGGTTACACGGTAGATCGAATGGCGCTTAAAACACAGGATCATTTCCTGTTGCCATGGGAAAATGAGAACCAGATCGTCGGATTCTCCCTGGTTGATCTGGAAATCGTCGATGGTCCAATCGTACTCTACGTAATCAGCAATGTCGGAGACCGCTACCCGGTCTTTGCCGTAGGGCACGCAGATTCGATTCGAGGCGGTGATCGCATAGTAGGCATTTGGCACCGGACTGCGACCGCTGCCAACGACGGGTGCCGGAAACGGTTCGAAGTAAACGCTCCAATCCCCGTGCCAAAGAAGTGGATTTAGATCGGGTCCGCGCCACATGAAAAAGATGTCGAAGGCCTGAGAAAATTCGACGGGGTAATTGATGGTCTCCGTCGGGATGAAGCGCGGATATTCTCCGTCACGGACAAACCAAACGCCGCTCGAGACCGCGACGGCGAGCCATTCCAAGCCGTTGGGATTAGAGAAGATCCCCGTGCCGTAAATCGTGCCGTAACTGATCGCGTTCAAGGCCCCCGGGCACAGACTCCCATAGCGCGTCTGCAGCCCTCCGTTTTCACAACGGCAATTGTAGCCTTCCCGGTAGAAGCCCTGCCTTATGGCCGCGGGATCGTTGGCATTCATATTCATGCCAATGAAGGTCTGGTCACCGGTTGCGACCGGCGCATCGTCTAAGGTTCCTGTTCCACGCCAACGAGCCATTTACTTTTTGCGAGGACCGGTGTTGGGTACGGTCGTTTTTTTAGTCGCCGGCTTCCCGCCGTCTTGGGCGATCATTTTGTCCATGTTTAGCTCCGAATGCGGCTGAGCGATTTGCTGTGGCAACGCGCTCTTTTTATCCGGAATATCATGCTTGTATCTTTTGGGAGGTGCCATTTAGCTGCCCACCTCCAGGTCGGGTTCGGATTCCTTGCTGGTTCCACCGAAGGGCGTCGGAACCGTGGGAATATTCGGAGTTGGAAATTTCTCGTGTGCCGGTTTGGGCAGACTCACCGCCGGCTTGGGCGGATACATGGTTTTGTCGTCTGGGACGTCGTGTTTGAACTTGTTTTTGGGAGCCATCTTTTATCCTTTCAGTATATGTTTTTAGTGTTATTGCGGAGCGCCTCGCAATTGATCATAGCGATGCATTTGCTGGAGATTTGTAGTGATCTGGTGAACTTCTTTAAGCAGCGCCGAGTCGTTTTCGAGCAAGTGAGCCTGATTAGCTAGCGAGCTTTTCATACCGGTTTCAAACTTGTCCAAATCCCCGTGAATCTCGCGGACCTTGGCAATAGCTTCCTGCTGCTCATAGCTCAGTTGATTTTTACCCTGCTGGTTAGCGATAAAATTGCCGCCTCCAGTAACCAGAATGAGCACCAGAGTTGGCCAATCCAGTGCCTTTTTCCCGTTATTAGCCGAGCTTGCCTCATCGGTCACTTTGCTCGCCGGTAGCCTGCCTTTGGTTTTTTGGCGATATTATGCAGATCGGAAGCTGGGATATCTTTGGCGATTTTCGCCGCTTCCTTCGAATAGCTTTTAGGCACATCGCCTTTCTGCATACCGCGGGCGATACCCATTATTTTTTGCTGAGCGGACGTGGTTTTGTGACCGCTGACTGTGCCCCGAGGTTTATTTGGCAAAAGTCCTCTCTTTCCTGCGTCGATTAGCATTGCTCCGACAGATACGGCAATCTCGACGCACAAGGCCATTTCTGTCATACAGGTAAGTGTTCTCTACCGTGAACATTATCTCATCCTTCTGGCTAGTACATAGCCGGTGCCATTAGAGGTTCCGGACGCGAAAGTCGCTTGTGCAACCAAATACAAAGTACTTGGCGCCGAGGTACTGACGCGCACCCTGCCTGTCGGCAGAGTGACGGCCAGACCTGTCCCGGTCGTAACCGGAAGACTGATTTTCCCGCCTACCGGGCTGGCCGGCACGGTCGCGCTCGTCGTGGAGAGCGCCGCGGTCGCGACCGTGTAATTTGCGCTCGGCGTCATCGTCACAAAGCCTTCCACGCTCCAATCGCCAGCGGTTAAAGCCAGCGTTGTGATATTGAGCGCCGTGGCGGTAGTCATCGCTTGATTAGTGCTTTGAGTCGCACTCAGTACTTCGCCGATCTGACCCGGTAATGCATTAGAACCATCAGTGACGCCTACAGCCATAACATTTGTCCTCCGTTGAAAATAATAAGGATACGTCGGCATAATTTTTATCTTGCATAGCCCTGCCAGTTCTCGCGGGTGCCTTGCTGGAGCTCCTGCTGATCGTACGCCGCCGAGAGATAACCGTAGGCCTTCCCGAGCTCCCCGGGTGCCTTCTCGTTCTGCCCTTCCACAATGAGGCTATCGGAAAAAGCCGCTTGAGTGACGAAACGTGACATGGACCAGGGGAGCCGGAATTGCGTCCAGGCCTGCGGCGAAAGGCTAGGCTGATTCGCGCTGTTGTTATCGATCGACGAGATGTAGGAATCCATCCCGTCGATCGACGTATCCCCCAAATTGTAAGTTGAGCTCGCGCTCCACTCTACGCGGCCGATTCCCGGGTAAGGAATTCGGAAGAGCAGCCAGACAACCGTGGCGTCACTGGTTGCGGTAAATTCTAGTCCGCGGTTGGAGGGAAGAAATTGGATTCGGCGCCGATTTGAGTTTTCGTATGGGTTTTGATCCCAAGCACTGAAACAGGTTCCGATCGGCGTCTTGTTGGTTTGCCAATAGGGGATCCAGCGTGGCGTGATCGTCTGCGGGTTCGCCTGCCAGATGGCGCTATTTGCCAGAGTGCCGCCGGTTGTCTGGGCAAGTGCCAAATAATATGCCTGAGTGACCGGGTCCCATACAATGTCTCCCTGGTTATAACATAGCGCGCAATCCCAATCCGGACGGAACGCGCGCTGTTCAACGAGAGTAGTCTCGACGAAATCGAAGGTCTCCCACGCTTCGCGCGCACGATCATCAATAAATCCCAACAGTTCGTAGGCTTTGTCCGAGTCGAGATTGGCGTTGTCCCCCTCCGGAACAAGACCGGTGAGTCTGGCGCAATTAAAGAGAACACGCTGAGTGGCTACCGGAGGATTCATCTGTATCCAAGCATTATTTTCTTTGGGCTAGACTTGACGCGAACTTCCGGATTATCGCGTTTGTATTGGCGCACAAAATCCGGATCGTTCCAGATGTTTCGGCCGTAACGATGGATCCAGTGCCAGAACGCGGTGAGATCCACGCGCATGTGGCATTCGCCGAGGCCATCAATAAACGCTTCATCGATTCGGGAGGTTGCCGCGGCAATTTTCCGTTGACTAACAAATGCCATCGTCTCCTCAGCTTTGATCTCGTCGAGAAGGGACTCGGTAAACTCTTTCACGAATCCCTCTCCACGAGCCGCCGCCAAATCGCGGGCAAAACCTTCCCACGGTTGGATCATGTAGTCGGCGCGATTTTTCCCAAGCCCAACGGGTTATAAACTACCAGTCCGCAGATCGAGTCCACGTACCCACGAGGACCGCCGCCCAGATCGGGATTCTCTTTGTATCCCGGCATCCGGTTGTAGCGCAATTCGATCTGATCCCAGTCCATGAAATACCCACGTCCATTAACAACGTTAGGCGTGGCGGAATTCTTAGCCAAAAAGAGGCTTAAGATTAACTTTATACTACCAAAGTCGCCTTGCCAAAAATCCACTGTATTCAGAATAGCCTTGGAATTAGAGTCCTGATTAAACCTGCGCAACGGCACGGTGGACACCGCACTCGGCACCCAGGCCGCGAACGAACTAAATCTCTTCTTCAGTGCCGTGCCGCAGATAAGATCAAAATCTTTCTGCTGGCCGGTCTGCTGATAGATTGAGTCCATGATGTTATTAACATCGTCTTCTAACATCGTCGCGGTCGTCATGCTAGCAATCGAGGTCGCCGGCGTCAGGAAGGTAGAAGGCACCGGCAGATCGGTTTGTGCCGTGTTCTGAATCCAAGTGCCGATACCACGCGTCAGATAGGCTTTAGTAGCGCCATCGTCCGCTTGGCTATCCTGATCCGCGCAGAAGGTAGCTTCCATCGAACGCTTGAGCTCCAAGATAACTTTCTTGACTGCTCTCTGCAGTTCGCCGCGTTTCCCGATTCCAGCGACATCTGACACATTCTGCGCCATGTCACTAACCAAAAACGCTTTGCGGAACTTCTGAATGCGACCGTGCAACTTAGCACGTTTGGCCGCTGGGTTAACATAGTCGCTCGAGAGAACGTCTACGCCGTCTATAATACCGCCTAACACCGGATCATCATAGGCATCTGCTTGCCAATCGTAGATCGTGTTAGCCGGTTCAGTCCCTTTCGGAACCATTGATGTAAAGGGAGTCGATTTCATATCGACCATCGCGATTACATCCGCGAAATCTTCGCGCTTACCAACTTGGTTAATTTCTAGTAGTCCAGCCACAACTTAACGTTGTTGTGAACGCTGGGCGGCGGCATCGTCTATCAATTGGGTAACAAACCGGTCAAGGACATTCGACTGCGGGTCAGTAGCAATGGCAGAGAGATCGCTCGCACTCAACGTTCGATTTTGCGGAACCCGAGGTGACGCTGAGGGGTTGGACCGTGCCAGCGGGGGAGGTGTTTGGGCTTGGCCATTGCCGTTTTTTGTGCGGGCTATCCGCGAGTTGCGCCCAAAGACCGCGTCGCCGACCAGTAACGCATTGTCAGCATACGATCGCAAAACAGGCGCGACCTCCAGCCATTTCAGATACTCCTGGCGTTCAGCCGTCCCGTCTTGAAACATCTTGGGATAGTAAACTTTCGCCTGGGCATCGTACTTGGCTTTTTCCTGCACGAAATTGGCTTGGCGCGGGATGTAATCACTGATCATCTTCTCCGAGCGAGCCCACATGTAACGAACCTGCTCATCGTTGAGCAGGACTTTTGAGCCATCTTCTTTGGGGACCTCGCCGCCGTTCAAGTTCTGGATGGCCCAATCCCTCGCAATTTTTGCTAACTGATAGCGGCGATTGAGCTCACCCATATCGGTGATATTAGCCAGCGGATTGTCCTCAGTCGGAATCGCCGTCGGAATGGCCTGGGCCTTGGCTTTGCTCTTGAGATCGCTTAATTCAGCCTCCAGAGCCTGGGCGCGTTCCTCGGCGGTTTTCTTCTGGGCAGTCAACTGGTCGATCCGTTTCTGGACCGCATCCGGCTTTACCTCAACTGCTGGCTGTTGTGCCGGCGGAGCGGGTTCCTCTTCAACCAGCGGCTCGGCCGCGGGCAAAGTGATTTCCATCTCTTCCGGAACAGCCGGCACTTCCACAGTGCCCTGAGGCGCTAGTTCCTTTTTGGCCTCAGCTTTACCCGATTCCTGCGACTCCCCGAACAGACTCTCAAAGCCGGGGATGCGAGACAGCAGACTATCCAGATCGGCTTCGGGTAAATCTTGGGCGACCGCTTGGCCTGCCCCGTCCGACTGGGGTGTCTGCGAAACTGGAGCGTTTGTAGCTTCCTCTGCCATGTTGATTTACTGGGTCCAACAAGAGACCACTTTTCCAGGTTGAATAACGGCAACCAGACCGCTTAAAGAGGAATTTGTGGCACAGAACCTGCCAGATGGCAAGGATGACGTGTCATATTTGCCTTGCCGCCAAATTTCACCGCGGACAAAAAAACACCCCCCGGCCACTCAGCCGGGGGGCGGCAATTATTAACGAACTTGTCCGGAGCGGACCCGGAAGTTCAGTAGCTTTCCAAAGAAAAGTTCTACCTCAATCTTCCTTTTGCGGCAACGCGATCGTTTGTAATGTGGAGACCAGTGGTCCATTGACGCATTCCGAAAACACGGACGGAACTATGCGAAGGAGAAACCAAAAATAGGCTTCATGTTTCTTCCTGGGGAAGGATTTCGCAATAGGTCATGACGCATTGGCTACTTAACTCGGGGATTTCCACGTCGACGTACGCGGCGACGCTCATCCCGTTTTCCTGTTCCTGATACTAACCCTTTTCCCCAAGGCCCTTTTAGCCGTTCATGAGCCAGAACAGCCCCAGGCTCGAAATTGTCCCCATGACCTTGCGTGAAGCCAATGACTCCATGAGGTCCTCTTCGAGGCGAAACTCAAGGCCGAAGCGATGTTGCGCAACGACGCCGTGTTCAGCGAGCTTGGCAAAGTCCGGAATGAATTCTATATAACATCTTTTCAAAGAGTTCCACGTGGAACAGATTCTAAGCCACTTGGATTTGTGTTCAGGGATTGGCGGTTTTACTCTGGCCGCCGGATGGGCCGGGTTCGAGACGATAGGTTTTTCCGAGATTGATCCTTATTGTGTAAAAGTCCTAGAACGTCACTGGCCGCACATTCCTAACTATGGCGACCTTAGAAGAGCAGACTTTGCTGGCTTTCGAGGCCGGGTTGATGTCCTGTCCGCCGGCGTACCCTGCCAGCCCGCGAGCTTGGCTGGAAAGCGACGCGGCAGTCGCGATGACCGTTGGCTCTGGCCGTCAGTGCTCGATGTTACTGAACGAGTCCGGCCCGCTTGGTGCCTTTTCGAAAATCCTGTTGGCATCCTCACACTGGACGAATTCGGAGGAATATTGTTACGTCTGGAATCGCTTGGATACGCGCTTCGCGCTTTCAGCGTTCCGGCTAACGCCGTTGGGGCAAAGCACCGACGAGAACGAGTGTTCATTGTGGCGCACGCCGACAGGGACCGAGGACCAAGGGGGGGGGGGGCAAATGGCGAAGCGAGACTGGAACAAGGACATTGTTTGAGACTGCGCGACCAGGTGAAGACTCCGAAGCTCTGGCCGACGCCGACCGAACGGGATTGGAAGAGTTGCAGTCACGGCAACCAGGACAATGCGCGTCCATTATCGGAAGTAGCGGGCCTCACCGGTTCAGGCTCACTCAACCCCCGCTTTGTCGAAGAGTTGATGGGATACCCAATCGATCACACCGCCTGAAAGCCTTAGGCAACGCTGTCGTGCCCCAGCAAGCCTATCCGTTCTTTGAAGCCATCCGGAAGGCGCATCTTTTTTTCCCTATAACGCGTAATCAGCGTGTTATAAAATTAGCTTGATTTTTCTCTTAATCAGGCGCACACCCTTTCTTGGCCTCTGGGGTGCCATTAAACCCCCTGGTGTTTCAATTTTCTTGGTTCAGTTAAAACCATGGCAGAGGAGAAGACCTCCCAGACTACAGGACGTGCGCTTGGCGCACGCGCAGAATCATGGAAGCTCAAAGCGCGCCTGATGATCTTCGGCCGCGAGCCGTTCGCGTTCCTCTAGGGCTTCTTGCCGGCTCGAGTAACTCCCGACCATGACCTCCTCATCCAGCCACAAATCCCACTGCTTGGTCTCCATATTACAAACGATCGCGTAGTTCATCGGAGCATCTCCTCTGGTTTATCAGGCCCAAGCTGGCCGCTGCGCAGCCCTTCGAAATTGGCTAAGACATAATCGATCGCGGCGAGCTGGCCAAAATAAAAGCTCGTAATCTGCGGGCTCATGATCGTCCGCTCATCGCGCAACGCTCCTTCGATATTGGTTTTTGCCTCGATCAAGAGCTGGCGGATCACCCCCCAGTGGCGGTTGTCGATCTCCGAAAGAATGGCGGGAATTGCTTCGTGCGGGACCTCTTCCTCGTCACCGCGCAGTACTACGATCGGCACCGCCCAGGCTGGAGTTTCCGGACGGAAATACCAACGAAAAGAGTAAAGAGTGTCTCCGGAGATCGGCATTTTTCAGGCGGTTTTATAAACCCACAGAGCGAAGATCCCCAAAGCCAGGATCCACAAGAGCATTTCTACGATACTCATTTCAGCGCCAGGGCGAGCTGGTTACTCTGCTGCCCATCCGGGTTCTGGATGCTGATCGGCACCGAGCCTGCGATACTGATAATCGCCGCGGGAATCAGTACGAGAATAAAGGTCTTGTTCCATTGGCTGGGCGTCGCGGTATTGGCTCCGACTATCACCGTGGCGCCGAGCACAAAGTCGCTCCCGTAAATCGAGAGCTCGACGTCCTGATTCGCCTTGGTCGAGCTTGGCGAGATTGAGCTTAGGCTGGGAGCCGGCGTCAGGTTCTCGGCCTTGATCTGCCAGTACAGATCATCGCCACTGGCGGCGTTTTGGCGAAAGTGCAGCGAAAAACGCCTATATATATAGTAGCGTTCTTTTAAGGGTGTATCCCCGGAGGGCAGCGTCGCGATTGCGCCCATCCCTACTTGTGCGCCTGGGTTTTGGCTCCGCCTGCCCCCTGCCAGAGGCTGTAGCACCAATCAGTAAAGGATGGATCCCCGGCTACGCTCCCCGGGAAAGAATAGGCGCCTGTCTGCATCCAGGTAATAAAAGCTTGGTCATTGTCCCAACGGTTTTTCACGTCCGGAGCCGGCTGGGAGGTGCCAGGGATATTGGGCGTGAAAGCCGGCTGCAACTGATAAGCCGGCTGCTCTGGCTCGCGAGTGGGATGCGGGGCGGGAGGCGCGGGAGGCGGGGCGGGGGGTTGCGGATGAGCGCTCATAATTTTTAAGTCACTGTCAGGTTTGTGGTTGTGGAAATGACGCCGCCGATATTGATGAGGGCAACGGTATAGGTGCCCGCGGTCGCGATGGCCCCGGCTGGCACGCTCGCAGTCAACTGCGTTGGCGTGCTCGTCGCATTAGGCAAAACGGTTGTCTTAGACGGAGTCCCGCCGATTAGCTGCACCTGGGCGGAGGAGTCAAGGTTGGTGCCGTTGACCGTGAGAGTAAAAGCGACGTTGTGCACGGTCGTCGTGGGCGTAATCGAACCGATCGAAGGCGTGTAGACACCCGTGCCGCTCTTGTAGCGGTAGGCCAGGGCGGCGAAGGCTGCAATTAGCGAATTGTCGCCATTCCACTCGTCGAAAATCAGATATTTCGTGTTATTCCACGCGGTTGTGAAGGCCGGATCGTATTTTGAGGTATCCTCAGCGATAACCGGGTTTTCGGCACTAGTGGCCGGGTTGTGTTCCAGGTAGGTCGTGCCAAAGATCGGGGCGGGCATAATTATTGTCCTTGTTGAGGTGAGCCTTGATCGGGAGGTGCGGGCGGAGGCGTTCCGGTTGCAGTAGGCGGAGGCGCGGGCCCGCCGCCGGCTCCGAGGGCCTCGGTCGGCCCGGGAGGCACTCCAATGCGGCCGGTGACCGCGTTTTGCTGTTGCTGGATCTGGAATTGGAGATTCTGCACCCGGCGTTGCAGCCGGTCTTGCGCCAGCGGGTTTTGCCTGACGAAATTCATGAAATCCTGGTTCGCCATCGTCGATTGGATTACTTGCAGGCGCAATTGGGCGTTTTGCCCACTCTGATAGACCGGCGGCTCGACGCCGCTTACGATTTTACTCATCGCGCCCTGTTCGTCGGTGATTTCCTGCTGGGTCACCTGCCCGGAAGGCTGAATTATAGCCCTAGCCAAGGCCGGATCCAGCGCATTAGCCGCATATTGAGTTAACCCGGCCCTATCAATCACCCCGGCCGCGTCAGTTGTGACTAACATCTGCTGGATTAAGTTAAGTTTAGCAGTTAGGAACTCCTGGTTAAGGTCTTTCGCGTCATATTCGAGAGAGAAGTTCAAATTCTGCTGAATAGACTGCCGGTCGTTGGGCGGAACGCAGTTCGGGTCCCCGGAAATCTGCATCCACTGCTCAGGGGGCAAATATTGTTGCAACAACCAGTAAATTTGTACGTAAACTTCGCGCAATTCCCCCAGCCAGCCGTCTATTAACCTTTGTTGTTTGCGCAAAACCTTGTTAGGATCGACGCCGCCGAAGTTTTTGCCCCAGTAATTGTATGCGTTACGTAAAATGTTCTGTTCAACTTCGAACGTTTCCTGGTCTAGTGGGGGCAATGGCAGCCATGCTAATTCCCCTGGTCGCATCACTTTTAGTTGGGCTCGGGGTCCTAGCCTATACTGCTGTTTACCGCGACCTAGCGGTACTTGCAGTGGCGGAAGCGTGCCGAGACTTGTCCGATCATTTCGGCTGTCGCGCTGATTCTTGAGCTCGGACTGGTGCGTCATCTCAATATCGGCAATGCCGCGGGACTCTATCACGCTACGCGAGCGTTTCTCGCGCATGCACAACACAAAAGGGTAACGGCCGTGCAGAAACGGGTTGGGAAGTTGTCTCCCGATCGTGTCAGAAGTCGGATGAAAGATCGTCACCATCAGCCGCCGGTTCCCGTCCGGGTCCTGACCTTTGTAAAAACCGTAGAAGACTTCGCATAGCTCGCGCATCTCATCGACATAAAGGCGGTCGGGCCTGCCGGTGCGGTAATCGCCTACACTAGCCTGCAATCTGAACCCCAGCCAGCTTGTGCCCGCGGCGTTTAAGACTATTTTCGTAAACTTCGGGTCCCATTGCTCGTACTCGGCGCGCTCTTCCACGCTAGGCTTGGGGACCACGTCTCTTCGCACTATCCAGGGCGCTTGCTGCAAGTCGTAGGTACCCTGGATAAAGAAGATATCCTGAAAGGTGCGCAGCGCCCGCACGCTAGGCCGGTTCTCTTTTATGTAGGAGTTGTTGTATTGAAACTGGCCGGTTTGAAACAGGCTCTGGAGCGCGGCCTGGGGGTTTTTAACCTGCGGAAAAAGCTGACTGAAGAGCTGCATCCCAGCGGCCATGTCGCCCTGGGAGAGGCGCCCCGCGTTATCCTGAAAATAGGCCAGCATGGGACCCAGCTGCGGGATCTGCTGCGCCATCCCCACTAGATCCATCATGGTGACCGTCTTGAGCTCGGAGTCCATGTCCATGTGCCATTCGACCGCCATCACACTGGAGCCAAAGTGCTGACGCCACTGGGCGAGGAGCTCCTTTTCGCGCTCCAGCTCGATACTCATCTGGGTGCGGCTGATAAAGTCCAGTACACTGGTCTGGCTCACCGCCATCTGCGCCGCGGTACTATTACCCGGCAAAGTCTGCATATGGCAATTCCGATCGGCCATCCGCATGATGTCGACGTCATCGATAATGAGGTCATCGATGAAAAAGGGCCGCATATCGGAAGCGCCGTCCCACGGAAAAACCTCTTCGCCGGTGTAGCGAGAATACTTCCTGCCGTCAGTCGTCTGCCCTGCCCAGCGGCAATAACGCGCGTCGTCCAGGCCCGTGATCCAGGCCTGATATGCGCTGGTGTCGGTGACGCTTTTTAAGAACTCCTGCTTTACGGCGGCAAATTCCATGCCAACTTTGGCCTTCGCCGCTACCTTTATCACATGGGGCCTTCGCCTGTAAAGAGACGCGATTGGACCCGGGCTTCGGCGATCAAGCGCTCGGCTCGGCCCCGGCCGATCCCCAGGACCCTGGCTACCTGAGTGATATTGACCGGTCCGCCGGCGCCCACGATCGAGATTAAGAGCCGGGTCCGCAACCACGCAAAGTCAATCATCTCGCGCACCACTTGGCGGTCGGACTCGCTGGCCACTTCCCAACCCGGGTCCCAGATTACTTTTTTTTAGCGATTGCTTCCAAGAGCTTGATCAGGTTCGCATTGAGCGTGCGCATTGATTCGGCGTTAAAATCCAGCCGTTCTTCAATGGCCTTTAGTTGCGCCGCTAGTTGGTCAGTGTCCATAGGAACTCGCTTTTATCCTTCGCCGACCGCTTTTATCCTGCCGGCCATCACTTGAGTGATCGCAAAGGAAGCCCCGTAAGTAAAGCCCAACAGCAGGAGCCTTTCCCGATTGATCCTCTTATCCTGAATCGCTTTTTGCATCAGAGCCTCAAATTGCGGTTGGTCCCACGCCGCCCGCAACATCCCCTCGGTCGCTTCTTTTAAACTCGCGGGGTCACTAATGATAATCAGAGGCATCGTTCTGACAAGCTCCTAGTAGCCGCGCGGCTCAATCAGTTGCAAGCCTTCCTCGGCGTCTTCCAAGCCCGCCACCGCCATCCAGCGCAAACAATCGACCGGATCCTTGCACGCCCCGTGCCGTTCGTCTTTGCCCGTCCACACCTTCAGGCCGAAGATTACCGCCTTGCAGCGCTCATGTATATATAATAGAGGCTCGGGCTGGCCTTCCCGCCCACTGTCCAGCATCGAGTTGATTAAGGAGACGCCCTCTTCAATCGGGTCGGCGGGCGCTGGCGAGAAAGCCATCCCGTAGTTGGCGCATTCTTCCAAGAGCGTCGTCGCACTGTCAGCCTGCGTCGAGGGACTGTTGCCAAAACGCGAATCCATCCAGCGCTCGATAATCTCGCCATCATCAACTTCTAAGCGCCTGATCTCTTCAATGTAACGAAGAAGGCCCCAGCCAAAGGATGCCTGCGCGCTCCCGGCCTTGCCGTCCGCCCGCC